GGAATAAGGCGGAGTGCTTGAGCACTCTCACTAAGGCCTGCAAATGGTGGTCAGCGTCTCTTCTAACTACACCCTACGTTACAGACGAAGGGTCTCTGATTGTGTTCAAGAACAGTCGGGTTCAGCGAAGTGG